AGGATTAGCATTTACATGGATTGGCTTTGACGAACTTACACAATGGCCTACACCTTTTGCTTGGAATTATTTACGTTCACGTTTACGTACTGCTAGTTCTGACTTGCCTATCTTTATGAGAGCTACAACCAATCCCGGAGGAAGAGGACACCATTGGGTAAAGAAAATGTTTATTGACCCTGCTCCTGCAGGTGAAGCATTTCATGCAACAGATATCGAAACTAATGAAACTCTTACATATCCAAAAGGACATAGTAAAGAAGGCCAACCATTATTTAAACGTAGGTTTATACCTGCGAGATTATTTGATAATCCATATCTTGCAGAGCAAGGTGATTACGAGTCTATGCTCTTGTCCTTGCCTGAACAACAAAGAAAACAACTCCTTGAAGGAGATTGGGATATCAAAGAAGGTGCAGCGTTTACAGAGTTTAATCGTGATATTCATGTCATCGAACCTTTTGATATACCGACAGGTTGGACAAAGTTTAGGTCATGTGACTACGGATATGGAAGTAAGTCTGCAGTTTTATGGTTTGCTGTTTCTCCTGACGAGCAGCTTATTGTATATAGAGAAATGTATGTTTCCAAAGTATTAGCTACCGATTTAGCAAATATGATTTTGGAGGTAGAACAAAATGACGGAACTATTAGCTACGGCACTCTTGATAGCTCTCTTTGGCATAGGCGTGGTGATACTGGCCCATCGTTAGCAGAGCAAATGATACAACAAGGTTGCAGATGGCGGCCATCAGATAGAAGTAAAGGAAGTAGGATATCAGGGAAGAATGAGATACATAGACGTTTACAAGTTGACGAGTTTACAGAAGAACCACGTTTGGTTTTCTTTAACAACTGTACGAATACAATAGCTCAACTTCCCTCGATTCCTATCGATAAAAAAAATCCTGAAGATGTGGATACACAATCAGAAGATCACTTGTATGATGCGTTAAGATATGGTATAATGTCAAGACCTAGATTTAGTATATTTGACTATGAGCCTAATAAACAAAATCATGGGCATCAAATAGCTGATACAACCTTTGGATATTAATATGGAAGAAAATGACGAAATAATGATTGATGATACATCTGTAGCTTTAGAAGATGATGCAGATGACAACATTAAAGTTGTTTATCACATTATGGATAAATATAAAAAAGCTGATACAAATCGTGAACAAGACGAATCAAGATGGCTAAAAGCTTACAAAAACTATAGAGGTTTATATGATTCCGATGTACAATTTACTGAAGCTGAAAAGTCAAGAGTGTTTGTTAAGACTACTAAGACCAAGACATTAGCAGCCTATGGACAAATCGCAGATGTTTTATTTGCAGGTAATAAGTTTCCATTAACAATAGAGCCTACAGAATTACCTGAAGGCGTAATAGAAAGTGTAAGTCTTGATCCACAAAAGCCTGAACAGGTTAAGCGTGATCCTAATGAAAGTCCTTATGGCTTTGCAGGAGATGGTAAAGAAATACCTGCAGGTGCTACAGAACAAAGTCTTATGGATAGTCTAGGACCTTTAAGTGAAAAGCTAAAAGACGTAGATGGATTAGAGCAAGGTGCAGGTCAAACTCCATCAGCCATAACCTTTCATCCTGCAATGATTGCAGCAAAGAAGATGGAAAAGAAAATACACGATCAGTTACAAGAATCAAATGCTAATACACATTTACGTAACACAGCATTTGAAATGGCCTTGTTTGGTACAGGTATTATTAAAGGACCATTTGCTTTAGATAAAGAGTATCCTAATTGGAGTGATGAAGGAGAATATGATCCTTTATTTAAAACTGTACCTTTAGTATCTCACGTATCTATATGGAATTTTTTTCCTGATCCTGATGCAAACAATATGGAAGAAGCACAGTATGTTTTTGAAAGACATAAGATGTCAAGATCTCAAATAAGAGGGTTAAAGAAAAGACCACATTTTAGAGAAACAGCTATTGATGATTGTATTGCTATAGGAGAAAACTATATTAAACAATCGTGGGAAGATGACTTAGCTGACTACACTAATTCAGAAGAAATAAATAGATTTGAAGTATTTGAGTATTGGGGAATGCTTGATACTGAAATGTTAAAAGAACATGATATTGATATACCAAAAGAATTAGATGCATATGATGAGGTTCAAGTAAATGCATGGATATGTAATGACAAACTATTACGTTTAGTTATTAATCCTTTTAAACCATCTAAGATACCATACATGTCTGCACCTTATGAGCTTAATCCGTATAGTTTCTTTGGTGTAGGATTAGCAGAAAACATGGATGATACGCAAACATTAATGAATGGTTTTATGCGTATGGCTGTAGATAATGCTGTACTATCAGGCAATCTACTTATAGAGGTAGATGAAACTAACTTAGTTCCCGGACAAGATTTAAGTGTGTATCCCGGAAAAGTCTTTCGTAGACAGGGCGGCGCTCCCGGTCAGGCTATCTTTGGAACAAAATTTCCCAACGTATCAAATGAAAACTTACAGTTGTTTGACAAAGCTAGACAACTTGCAGATGAATCTACAGGCTTTCCTTCTTTTGCACATGGACAAACAGGTGTATCAGGTGTAGGTAGGACAGCTAGTGGTATCTCTATGCTTATGAATGCTGCATCAGGTGGCGTTAAAACTGTTATTAAAAATATAGATGACTATATACTTAGACCACTAGGTGAAGGTATGTTTCGATTTAATATGCAGTTTGATTTTGATCCTGAGATAAAAGGTGACTTAGAAGTAAAAGCTAGAGGTACAGAAAGTTTAATGGCTAATGAAGTACGTAGTCAAAGACTAATGCAATTTTTACAAGTAGCATCTAATCCTGCATTAGCACCATTTGCTAAGATGGATTACATTATAAGAGAGATAGCTAAGTCTATGGATTTAGATCCTGAAAAAGTTACAAATGATAAAGCAGAAGCAATGCTTATGGCAGAGATGATGAAAAGCTTTCAACAACAGCCACAAGGACAGCCACCTGCAGGTGCAAATCCAAATGATCCGACAGGATCAGGTGGTGGCACAATAGGTACAGGAATGGCTCCCGGACCACAAGAACAAGGATTTACAGGTAATGCACAACCACAAGGACCTGCTCAACCACCTAAAACCCCTATGCAATAATACAAAGCTATGGGATGCGTTTGTTGAGTATTTAGAATATCATATAGAAAATCATACTAGAATAATGGAACAGACAGATAATCAAGATCTGTGGAAAAGATCACAAGGATCGTTAGCTATACTTAGAAAACTACACTCACTTAGGGATGAAGTAAATGTCAAAGAAATTAGTTAAAGCACATCAGGGTACAATCGTAAATGGTCAGATAGTTTATCCGACTACTTCTCAAGCACCTGCAGATCCTGAACCTATTATGCCAAAACCTAGAGGTAGACCTGAACCTTTTCCTTCTCCTTTTCCTAATCAACCATATAAGCCTGTAGGTAAAAGAGATCCGTCAGTTATTAATGTTAAACCCTATGGACAAGTGCCTGATTTTATGCAACCACAACAAGCACAACAGGTAGCACCAACAGCAAGACCTGCTGAACCTGCTGTAACTGAAGCAGTTCCTGTAAATAATATTAAACTTGATCCAAATAATTTTGCACCAAATGAAATGGTAGTAGGTGAAGAAATAAAAACTAGAACTTTGCAAGATTTTCTTAATACAATGGCATTACCACAAGAGCAAAGAATGCAACAACAGGGTCAACAAATGCAACAAGCATTAAATGATCCTAATTTACCAGAACAATTTAGAGAAGATTTACAACGTAGGTTTGACAGATTTAATCTTGATATGAAGCAACGTCAATTCTTAGGTAACGATACAGAAAAACAAAGAGCATTTGGTGAGTATCAACAATTTAATCGAAATGAAATGGGAATGCGTCAAGGGCAAGACGCTATTCAAAATTTGTTTAAGGATAGTGGTCAACAATATGATGAAGAAGTAGCTGCTATTAAAGAGAAATATAATACTATGGGTGGTAATCCTGCACAAAATTTTATAATGCGTCAACGAGAATTAATGGATGCTAGGGGAAAAAGATATAGACGTAATAAAGAAATAGAGCAAGGTGATACTTTTAAAAATCTTAGACGTAATTTAGAAGACTTACAATTTGAAGACGCAAAAAGAATGTTTGATGACTTTAGTAGTAATTATAAAGCTGTCGGAAAAGGACAATCAGTTGGAAAACCAATGCAATTTAATGAAGGTGGAACAGTTATGGAAAAACAAATGGACTTTTTTATGGGTGGTGGTATGTCACAGGAAAAACAACTTAACTTTTTTGATGAAGGTGGTATGAAAGACGATGGTGGTGAAAAAGATCCTGTATCAGGTAATGATGTACCATCAGGTTCAATGGCTAAAGAAGTAAGAGATGATGTACCTGCTATGGTAAGTGAAGGTGAATTTATTTTTCCTGCAGATGTAACACGTTTTATTGGTTTAAATAAACTTATGGAATTAAGACAAGACGCTAAGATGGGATTAAAGAAAATGGAAGCTATGGGTCAGTTAGGTAATCCTGACGATGCTGAACTTCCTGATGATATTCCTTTTGATGCTGCTGATATTTTAATTATTGATGACGAAATGGAAGCTGACGAAAAAGAAATGGAAGTTGATAAAAAATATGCAGGTGGTGTATTTGGATATCAATCAGGAACAGGTGATCCAAGAAAACCTGATCTTGGAGGTGAACCCGGACCACTTACAATAATAGATCCTGAAATGGGTGGTAGTACAAAACCAAATCAATCTAGTCAATCTGAACCTACACGAACATATTCTCCTATTACACAAGCTGCTAATCAACAATATGCAAATAGATATGCTTATTATCAAAATGATAAAGGAGATAAAATAACAATCTTAACTAATTGGAGAGGTGAACCATTACAGGCTGTACCTGCAGGATATAAGCTTATGTTAAACCAAGATGGATCACCTGTAACTGAAAAACCTCAATCTGAAAAAGATAAAGATGATGTTGAAGCAACTCAACCTGCCGCAGCTCAAGGTGCAAAACAAGATGATAATGATCCAAAAGATCCTATGCAAATTATAGAAGAGGGTAGAAAGTCTGCAGAGGTTACAGCTAAAAGATTAGGTATGGAAGTAGATGACTACTTGAAACTACCTATAAAAACTAGATTTAATTTAATAGGTGAAGAATTAAAAGTAATGAGAGGTGCAGAACCTGACTTAGAAAAGATTGAAGGTATTGTAAATGGTACAATAAAATCAGGTTCAGGTGATGGTATCTTTGGTTTTAGTTTACTTGGTGGTATAGTTGATACTATTGGTAGTATGCTCGATAAAGATGGTAATGGATCTATGTGGTCTTCAACTGTACTTAATCCTGATGGAACAGGTAAAGAAGTAGATATCTTTGGAAATACTATTAGAACATTTACTGAAAAAGAAATGGAAGCATTTGGTGAATTGGTAGATGGCAAATGGCAAGGTAATTTAGAGAATCCATATAAGCCAAAGGGATCTAAAGGAGGATCAGGTGGTACAGGTGGAGGAAGCGATAAAACAAAACCAACTGTTTCTTCTACAACAACTAAGTTTGATGCAACAAAAGGTTTTAAGGATGGTAAACCTCAAACTGCTAGAGGAAGAAAAGCTGATAGTGATAGATATTCAGCTATGGCAAAATCGTATCAAAATAAAACTCCCGGATATGAAAAAAATAAATCGGATAAAAACGAATTTGCAAAACAAACAGGTGGTAAGCCTATAGAATCTGATGCAATAACAGCAAAAGAAATGGGTACAGGTGCAGGAAGTTATAATCCTGTAACAAGATCTATTGCACAAAAACAACAAAAAGAAAATAAAACAGCAAAAGATATTACTAGAGATGTAATGGGTGGAGATTTAAATAAAGGCAAACTTATAGCAAGACCACCAACAAAGAAAAAACCAACCAAAGGGAAAACTTTAGTAACAAAGAGATCCTAATTAGCTACCCACAATTAGTGGCCCTGAAAGGAGAACAAAGATGGAACAAACTAATGTAGTAGGCGAAGTCAAGCCTGAAAAGAAAGTGGCTTTTACAAATCGTAAATACACAAATGAAGAAAGACAAAAGAAAGATGAAGAGGAACTAGCACAACTTGTTGAAGAGAATAAAGCGAAACCTGAAGAAGTTGAAGTTGAAGATGATAAGAATCTATCGGCTGAAGAAAAAACTTTTAAGAAGCGTTATGGCGATTTGCGTAGGCATCTTCAAACTAAAGAAAAAGAATTTGGAGATCAACTCTCAGAAGTAAAAAAACAATTAGATGAAGCTACACGTAAAGAAATACAGTTACCTAAATCTGATGAAGATATAAATGCATGGGCTGAAAAGTATCCTGATGTAGCTGCTATAATAGAAACAATAGCTATTAAAAAGGCTAAAGAGCAAAACGAACATCTAGAAGCACGTGTACAAGAAATTAATGAGATGCAGAGTAATGTGTCTAGAGAGAAAGCTGAAGCACAATTACTAGCTATCCATCCTGATTTTATAGATATAAAGGAACAAGATGCGTTTCATCAATGGGCAGACGAACAACCTAAATGGATTCAAGATGCTCTATATGAGAACGAAACTGATGCTAAATCTGCAGCAAGAGCAATAGATTTGTATAAAGCTGATATGGGCATTAGTGGAAAGAAAAGAGATACATCCAAAGATGCAGCTAAAACTGTAACTACAAGATCAACAAAAGGTCAACCAGATACAGATGCAACAGGGATGATAAAGGAATCAGATGTAAACAAAATGTCTGCTCAAGAATATGAAAAGAATGCTGACACAATTATGGAAGCAATCAGGAGTGGTAAGTTTATATATGATCTGTCAGGTAATGCAAGATAATACTTGACATTTAAATAGTTATTAGTATAACTATATATAATACAAGGTAGGGTGTTACCCGGAAACGACACTAACACTCTATATTCAGCAAACAACAAAATAATTGTAGACTATCCAAATAGTTTAAGCCGTTTTATATCTACCTTAAACTGTTGGCCTCTGTAGATAGTTTGTAGTTTGCATCTGTTTTGGAAATATAAGGAGAATTAATTATGGCATTTCCAAAAGCTGCAGGACATGGTAA